GTGATTGCCGAGGCGGTAGCATCTATGCCTTGTTATCTGTACGCACTAAAAGAAGATGGGCGAGAAAGAATCTACCGTCATCCGGTTGAATACCTTTTAAATGAAATGCCTAACCGAAATCAAACGCCTTACCAGTTCAAATATACGATGATGCGCCATTGTTTGCTAACTGGTAATGCTTACGCAGTGATTGAGTGGAATAACAAGGGCGAACCTGTAAGCCTTACACCTTACCAGCCGAGCGAAGTAAATATCTTCCGTAAAGTAACAGGCGAACATATTTACCAAGTAACTGACTTAAACGGAGTAACTAGAAACTACCTTCAAGATGAAATGTTACACCTACGCCATAGTTCCCTTGATGGATTTATGGGGCGTTCACCTGTGACAGTTTGCCGTGAAACGATTGGACTAGGTTTAGCACAACAACGACACGGCGCATCAATTATGAAAAACGGATTGATGGCAAGCGGACTAATCTCAACGGCTGAATGGTTAGACGATGCGAAAGCACAGAAAGCAGTGAAAGCCTTAGAGCGTTACAAAGGCGCGAAGAACGCTGGCAAAACACCAATCCTTGAAGGCTCAATGGAATACAAACAATTAGGCATGACAAACCAAGATGCCGAATGGTTACAAAGTCGAACCTTCACAATTTCCGATATAGCCCGAATTTACAACATAAGCCCGATTTTCCTACAAGATTATTCCAATAGTAGTTATGCGAATTTCAGTGAGGCTAGTAGAGCGTTCTTATCACAAACCTTGCGCCCATGGCTAACTAACTTTGAACAACAGCTTAAAGATGCCTTAATGATTGACTTAACGAGCAGTAGCAAGAAACGGCACTTAATCGAGTTTGACACAAGCGACTTACTCCGCACCAGTCAAAACGAACGTTTCAATAGCTATGATGTGGCGATTAAAGCGGGCGTAATGTCACCTAACGAAGTGCGCAGACGTGAAGGCTTACCGCCTTATGCTGGCGGTGATGAATTTAGCCAAGCATGGAAACAAACCGTAGAAGTTAAGCGTGGTGATAGCGTAAACGAAAACGAGGTGAACGATGCCTAGAATGATTAGAGCCGGTAAATATAACAAGGTAATTACCTTACAAAAAAGGGATTATGACAAAGAGCGAAAAAGTGGTTATGGCTCATCAAGACCTTTTTGGAAGAAATTTGCCGAAGTAAGAGCAAGTGTAGAACCATTACAAGGTAGAGAGTATTTTAGCGGCCCATTTCAAATGGGGGAAAACATTGTGAGAGTTAGAATTCGTTACATTGAGGGCGTTACCAGGAAAATGCGTATTAGATACGGAAACCGTGTATTTGATATTTATTCGGTGATTGACAGCATGGAGTCACACAGAGAATTACAGCTAATGTGTAAAGAGGGTGAGGCTTACAAAGGTGGTGATGATTATGTCGAGTATTAATTTAACGATTGATGAAATCAAAGCGCACTTAAATCTTGATCATGATTTAGATGATGAGTTACTGGAAGCCTATAAGGTAGCCACATTGGAAGTATGCCAAAAGCATATTGGTAAAACCTTTGGGGAAGAAGAAACGGAAAAGACCATACCTTTTACCCCGGCGATTAAGATTGGTTGCTTAATGTATATCGCCTATCTCTACACGAACCGCGAAGCAGTCACAGACTTAGCCAACCTTAAACCGGCACCTATGACGATTTCCGCATTGTGGGAAGTGTATAGAGAACCGTGCGCTTACTAAGGATTTAGTAACGAATGCCATACCAACCATTAAGACGTTGTAGCTATCCCGGATGTAGAAACAAAGTAAAGTCCGGTAGATGTGAGGAGCACAAGCCAAAAGACACACGCCCAAACAGTAGCGCACGCGGTTACGACCATAAGTGGAGCAAATACCGCGAGCAATACTTAAAGCATCATCCCCTTTGTGTGATGTGCTTAGAGCAAGGCAAATATACTCCGGCAACAGTGATAGACCATATCAAGCCGGTAGAGAACGGGCAAGCCGATCCGTTGTTTTGGGTAGCAAGCAATCATCAGCCTTTATGTCGTGATTGTCACAGCTATAAAACACGAGTGATAGACCAACGCGGATTTGGTGCGAAGAAGTGAACCGTTTCGATAACGAAACAACTGAATTATGGTGATATATCCACAGTTGAGTTGTGGCCATATGACCATAACTGAGCTAACCAACCCAAATTTGGTTTGGTATAAATTTTGAACAAAATCCAACTTTGGACTTTGCTTTAAATTAAATGATTACAAAAAGACAATTTGAACAGGTGGGGGGAGTTTTTGAAAGAAATTGGCAAGCCTTCGGAACCGCCCCCCAACTCAATTTTTACGCAAGGCAATTTTTTTGAAAATAAGGAAATGTATGAGTAAGAGAAGAAACTATAAAACCCCTGATTTTTTAGATGGTATCGCTAAAACTCAATGGAAAAGCCGAATCAAGCAACTTTCAGAGCGTGGCGATATTAAAGCAGAAGATTTAACGAACCTTGAAATTTATTGCGAAAACTACGCAATTTGGCGTCATTCCGTAGCAGATTTAGCGAAAAATGGGTTCATTATCATTAATAGTCAAGGCACTCAATCAAGAAATCCAGCCTTGTCAGCGAAAGCAGATGCCGAAAAGGTGATGATTAAGATGTCAGCTTTACTAGGTTTCGACCCTGTAAGCCGCAGAAAAAATCCTATTGAAGTAGATGAAGTCGATGCATTAAATGAAATCCTAACTATGTAGGCGAAATATGGAAATATGGCACGCATACGCAGAGAAAATCAAATCGGGTGAGTTAGTGGCTTGTAAAAAGATAAAACAAGCCGTAGAGCGTTATTTTAACGATTTAAACAATCCCGATTATTTCTTTGATAAAAGCGCGGTTGATAAGTTTTTAGCTTTCTCGAAACTATGCCCGCACGTTAAAGGACACTTACGCGGACAGCCTATTATCCTTTCAGATTGGCAAGTCTTTCTCTTTGCCAATATTCTAGGCTTTAAGCGTAAAGACACAGGATTAAGAAAATATCGCTCCGCTTACGTTCAAGTAGCAAGAAAGAACGCAAAATCAACGATAGCAGCCATTTTAGCTAATTGGTTTCTAGTGATGGAAGGCGGACAACAGGATATATACACCGCAGCCGTTAGCCGAGATCAAGCTAGGATTGTTTTTGATGATGCTCGTCAAATGTGCTTACTTTCAGCTCCATTGAAAAAGCGCCTTAATATTCAACAACACAAGCTAATTAATCCGAAGAACAATAGCATTATGCGACCGCTTGCCGCTAAATCCTCAACCATTGAGGGAACAAACCCTAGTTTAGCGATTGTTGATGAATATCACCTACACGCAGACAACAGCGTATATAGCGCGTTAGAGCTAGGGCAAGGCGCACGCCCTGAAGGTTTACTCTTTGCTATTACAACAGCCGGAAGTAACGTTATTTCAGCCTGTAAACAGCATTATGATTATTGCGCTCAAATCCTTGAAGGGAATGAGCAGAACGACAGCTTATTTGTGTTGATTTTTGAGTTAGATGAAGAAAACGAAATCGACAACCAGGAGAACTGGATAAAAGCAAATCCGAATATAGGTAAATCCATTCCTTACCTTGATTTTGAGAACACAATCAAGAAGGCTAGGGGGATTCCGTCCGAATGGGTAGAAATGCTAACTAAGCGCTTTAATGTATGGTGTCAAGGCTCTACGCCGTGGCTAGGTGATGGAAACTGGGCGCAATGCGAACGGCAGTACACGGAAAGCGATTTACTTCATCAAGATTGCTATTTAGGGCTAGATTTATCAAGTACCAACGACTTAACAAGCCTTTGTTATACATTCCCACACGGAAACAAAGTGCGCTTGCTTACACGGCACTACATTCCCGAATTTCAGCTTAACAACGTGGCAAATAAAAACCGCGCAATGTATCGAAACTGGGTGCGCCAAGGGTGGCTAATTGCCACAGAGGGCGACTGTATCGACTATGACAAAATCCGTGATGATATTCTCAAAGATGCGGAAAACTTTAATATCAAAATGATTGGCTTTGATGTATGGAACGCAACCCATTTACGAACACAATTACAAGCGGCGGGGCTTGAAGTAGAGCCATTCACGCCAACATACC